TTAGCCATGTATAGTTCCTCTGAGTTTCCTATAAAAGGATTAGTTGGTTGCGAAGCCGCTTTTAGTTGCTGCTCCACGTTCGCAAGTTCTTCCTCGGCTAAAGGTCGAACGGGTTTAAAATATATCCTGTACGAGTTGTAATGCTCGACGAGATATAATTCGGTTAAAATATCTTCTACTTCTTCTTGGTTCTTCTCTAAGTATTCGATGTGCTTGTACCACCCAAGCCTATTAGTTTCTTTAGCAAATAAGCTGCTTGCGCTTATGCGTAGCTCACAAACTATGTTGTCTTCAGGTAGTAATACTTTAATAACAGTATAAAACTTACACGCCGCGCCCCGGTTATGCCCGCCGCTTTTAACGCTTTTAGTGCAGTCCATGCACCGGCCAGCTTGCACCTTGCTATCAGGCACGTTGTCATCAGGCCGCGCACACCCGGTAGACCAACACGCTAAGCCATTACTGTCGTAGTAACTCCTAGATAATTCTCCTCTATCAACTATCACTACTTGTAGCGAATCGCAGGGGGAGTTGGTCCGTGGGTGTATGAAACACCCATTTTCATTTTTTAATCGAATCATTTTTTACGCGGCTTTAATACAGAAACAACATACTTACGGGTAGCTTGTAAACCCACAGGCATAAGGTCAGGGTTGTCCTCAAGAAACTGTTTCATCGCTAGGGTAGAAATTCGTTTCTCAAGTAGATGAAAGGCGTCGTGCTCCTTAATGAAGCCGTGCATCCTCTCCCAGTCGCTAGTCCAAAAATGAGTCTGTACCTTACGGCTAACTGTGCCAGAGGACGTTCTCAGACTATCGAGGTCTTGCTCTTCGCAGAGCGCAAGCAGCTTTGCTACTACGGTCTCTTGCTGCTTTTTTATTTTCCTTATTTCGTCTTCTTTTTCGCTAACCGCTGTTCGCATCTTAATGTAGATTTTGGTTAGCTTATCTGCTGAATCTTTCATGGCTCCTCCTAATTGAAAGGATAGCCAGTTTAAAACACTTTAGTTTACAGTGTCAAGTATCTATTTCTTGTTTGTACAAATCAATTATCTTTTTGTGGTTGCCGATGTTAGAACGCAGCATCTTGTACAGCCTCCGTTCCACTTCGCTACCCTCTATATGGACTATAGTCATAGGGTTGTGTTGACCGGGCCTGTCTATACGGGCGTTAGCTTGTAGATAAGTCTCAACGCTTGTGACTGGGGCATACCATATAATAGTGTTAGCCGCCGTAAGGGTAAGACCGTGCGAAGCTGCCATAGGCTGAATGATTAGCACTTTTATTTTGTCGGTAGTTTGAAAGTCCTTTATTATTTCACTCCGTCTATTGACCGATACCTTACCTGAGATTATCTCAGCGCTTATCTTACTCTTAGCACAAAACTCGTTAAGCAACTCGATGGTATGAGTGAACGGTACAAACACTAATACTTTGTGTGACGACTCGTCTATTACTTCCTTAACAACTTTTAGTCGGTTGCTAACATCGAACTCAATAACCTCGCGGTCGTCGGAGTAGACTGCACCTCCTGATATCTGCAAGAGCTTGTTGAGGTTAGTAGCTGCGTTAACCGATGTAACTTGTTCTCCGTCTGCCTCCATCATCATGCGGTTTTTAAGTGTTTTGTAATACGAAGCCTGTTGAGGAGTAAGCGGTGCCTCTCTGTCTACGAAAGTAACCTTAGGCAGGTCGAGGCATTCTGCTTTACGAAACCTTATCGCCGGCTGTAAGGCAGCGTGCACAATCGCGCTCGCCTCTGGCTTGGGTCTCCAAGTATATTGAGAAACCTTGTGCATAACCTTGTCTTTGAACTGCCCAAAGTATTGCGGTACGTTCTTGGGGCTGACTAGTTTTGCTAAACCAAACGCATCTACGGGAGACTGTGCTGCTGGAGTACCTGTAAGCATCCAAAGCCAGTCCTTGTTCTTACAGATGTCTCGCAGTATCTTCCACCGGTTTGTCTGTGCGTTCTTGTAGGCGCTAGCCTCGTCTACCACAATTAGGTCAAACCCACCTTTCTCTATCTCTTCTTTTACTACCGCTACTCCGTCAAAGTTAATAATAACAAACTCTGACCCTGCGTTAATTATCTTCCTGCGCGTGTTAGATGCGCCGTGGGCCACGGAACAAGTGCGGTGCATAGCAAACTTAAACAAGTCTTCCTGCCATGCAGATTTCATAATAGACAGAGGGCATATCACAAGCACTCGGTTAATTAGTCCTTCCTGCATTAAGTAGTCTGCTGCCCATATTACAGAAGCAGTTTTGCCTGTGCCTTGCTCGTTAAAACAAAAAGCTTTTTTGTTGAGCGTTAGGAACGATGCGGTTTTCTTCTGGTGATCAAAAGGAGTAAGGCGTCCTGACCACTCATACTCACGCCCGATAGGGGAGGGTACGTTTTTAACTCCGATGCTGTTTAGCACCTGTGCCTCGTGTAACCTCCACGGCAGGGCTAGTTTAAAGTAACCGTCGTCTTGCTCTGCTACTTTGTAGTTCTTTAAGCGTTCTGTAACTAAGTGGGGGCGCTTAGTCCTGATTACCATTGCTCTGTTGTTAACTATTTTCATGCTTTAGATGTCTTTTTCCGCTCGCGCTTACTAGTCTCTGACACTAAGTTGCCCTTAGAGTCCCGCTTAAAGGATCGGTTGCGGCTTGCTGTCTCTACTCTAGTACCGTCAGAGTTCTTGCCGCCTTTGTCCATGGCCTTCTTGTGGGCTACGTCATTGCCATCACCTTTGCTTACCTTGCCTTCCCGCTCGGCTTTGCGGCGGGCAGCGTTGCGCTCGGCGCGTTTTTTCTTTTGCTCTTCAGTGCCTTGGTATTTGGCATATTCAGCTTTGTAATCTCGTTTACTTTTAGTCATACTTAGACTCCTAGTCGCACCTGCTTAAACTTTTTCATAGGTATGTACACGCATTCTTCTATATCAAGAGCGTCCCCTCTGTCGGTTCGTCCACCTTTGCTTGATTCGTAAGTATCCTCCATCTTAGCTATCATAAGGATGTCGGTGAACTGTACTAGCAGCAATGCAGGAACTTTCAAAGCCGAGGCTAACTCTAACATTGCTTTATGCTTTGCAGCGCTTAGCATATAAGTTGGGTACTTATCGTGTGTGTTAGTACGTATTTTAAGCTCTGCCACCGCGTAAAGCGCGTTGTTCTTGGTGCATATTAACCTATCAACCACACTTAACTGGGGTAGTCTTACACACACGGCGTTGTGCGAAGTCTCGAACGCTCTAAACACCTGTTCTTCTTTCATTAAGTCTTCTTGCTTTTCGTATATAGGGCGCATCATTTTCTCCTATGATGTTCACAGCTAGTAACCGGACAGTATGCACACAACGGCCCATCCGTAGCGTTCCATACATCTTGCTCTTGTGCTACGTCTAGCCTTTCTAACGCATCGTCGAACACACTTAGGTAAGACTTGTACATGTCTACCGTGTGCTTTTTCTGTATGAACTCGTTACTTACTACGTATGCTAGAGCAGACTTAACTACTTTTACTTCGGGGTAGTGCACGAATACAGCACCCGCTAACATGTCGAGCTGCTTGGTATCCGCATACTTGGCGTTCTTACCTGTCTTATAGTCTATAAGAAAAGCCTTCTCGCCATTAACTATTAAGAGGTCAGCAATCCCCCGCCACCAAGCGTCTTTGGCAAAGAATCCAGTAGGCTTATAAAGGTTATCACCTTTGGCAAGCCCCATGCGTATCTCGCAGTGCTTCTCCCCCGCTATATTGTTTAGCGCGTCTAAGGTCTTCTTTATATAGTTGAACTTAGCGGGTATGGGCGTGTTCGTTTTTATGTAGTCTTCCGCTGCTTTGTGTACTTGGTTCCCGTAGTACATTGCGGAACTACCTACGTCTTTTACGTCCTTGGCTACCTTCAAATGGTAGTATTTCTTAGGGCATTGCTTAAATGTACTCAAGCTGCTGTAGGACCAAGCTGTCATAATAGACCCTTCTCTTTTAGGATTTCGTAGTTTGCATCGTGGGCGTCTTCTATTTCCTGCTTGCTTTGCCCGTAGTACGGTACAGCTAAGTGTTCGCTTACTAACGCAGCATTTATTGAAGTTTTGTTGCTCAGCATTATAACACCTAAGTACCTCCCAAACTTACCCTTCTCTCTGGTAGTTAGGGTGTA